GCGCCATGAATACCAGCCGCCGTGGCGTGCATAGCAGACCCTTGCAGGCCATAAGCCGCAGCTCGAGTCCCAGCCCCGCTGACCCCCTGGAAGGCCGCTATGATTTCGGAATCGTCAAAGGCGGAGTATGCTGCGCGGTGCCGTGCCAGAGCGTCAAAACCAGTCTGATCCTTACCCTTACCTAACCCAAGCCCCATGGCCCGCATTGAGCCGATGGTGGCTCTGAAATTCTGCGCCTCACCTTTGATTTGGTCCTCCAAAGGCTCGGATTCCCTTTTCATTGCGACCTGGGCATCTTGCCTTGCCTTGACGGCCATTTCGCCAGCTTGCCCAGAAAAGCCTCCAGGGAAATCTCCAGACACTATGGCGCCAAGGTTAGCGAGAGTCTTGCGCCAGCCGGAATTCAGGTCTTCGTAGTTCTTTCTAGCTTCCGGGTCTCGAAGAATTGCTTGCTCTGCGATGATATTTCTCATTTCGCCAGAGCGTAAATCCAAGCTGCGCTGCCCATAGGCCCTCCCCATGGCGGCCTCGGACTGCAATTGAAAATCTGGCCCGCGATTGATTTGATTGGCAATATTACTCACCCCCCACGCTCCAACGGCGGCTAAGCCCATTGAGCCAATCATACCGGGGTTAATGCCCATTCTACCTAGTAGCTGGCCTACGCCAGTGTTTTGCATAACGGAACCAATGGCGCCTTCGACGGCTCCGCTCACTCTTTCAACTCCGCCCGAGAGGCGGCTCCATATCCCTGGTTTCTTTCCCGCTCCGGGATAGGGAATTTCAGTCAAAAGCTCCCCTCCTTTGGGCTTCATATCGTAAAGAGTGTTCAGGTCCTTCTTGAGACCTTGTATTTTCTGTGAAAGCTGAAGGACTTTTCCCTGGATTTTTTCTCCCACCGCTCCGGAAGCCGCCCCACCAGCTTTGTCGTACGCAACGGTCAACGCATCGAGGCTGGCTTTATACTTGGCTATCTCGCCAAGCTGCGTGCTGATGCCCCGCTGCACAGCGTCGTTCAGCACCTTCATGCTGGCCCCGCCATCTTGGGCCAGCTTTTTAAAGGCATCACTACTTCCGGCCAAAACGGACACGAAAGATTTCTGGGCCCCGCCACTGCCGCCCTTGCCGGCCAGAGTGCTTTGAGAACTAGGGCTGCCGGAGCCCGCTCTAACGCCACCAAGCAAACCGCCGCCCTGTCCACCGCCGGCCCCCTGGAGGGCCTTGCCGAGTTCCTTAGCCTTTTCGACGAGGCCATCCAAAACTCGAGACACCTCTCTTGATTTGCTTGGTTTCAGACATGAGCTACCTCATTAGAAAGATTGCTACTTGGGACTCTTTGGTGGCGGTGCCATGGTCCCAAAGCCCTCTAACTCCCTCTCAAATTCAGAGGCGTCCATAAATTTGATATTGACGTCCGGCTCTAACTTCAGCGAACTCTCGCTAGGTAGCTCAGCTTCAAGGCGGTCTTTATACGAAAACATCGAGGGAGTCTTGGGGGCTTCCTTCAGTTGTGACAGCTTTTTCTTTTGCTCTTCCCTGCGAGTTTCTGCAGCGATTTGTTGAGCAAAATCAAAGCTTTCTGCGTCTTCTGCATCTTTTTGACGCTGCCTCTTCTTTCGCTCTTCCTCTGTTTCCAGAAGACCCCGAAGAGCTTCCTGGCGCTCTTCTTCAGACAGCTCTTCGTAGGTAGATTCGTAGTACGCGGTCATGATGTCCTCTTCCGGCAACTCATCCACCAAATGTAGCGGAGTATGGAAGGTCGTACTGTACCATCGACAAATCTGTCTGTACCGAGCTGCCCCATCAGGGGCCATGACAGCCTGTAGGGCTAGTAGTCGTAGGCTGTCGTGGTAAATCATTTTTGGGCCGCTAAGGCTTCTTTGGCTGCTTCTGACTTCTTGAGAACGGCTTCAATGGCCTCGCGCTCAATTCTAGTTACGTTGTCGTAGACGGCTGCGACCGGCGCTTCGTCTAGCAGATTGACGCCATTGCCGGAGTCCTTCCACCAGCTGGGGGCCTCAACGATGTGGACCCAAATCTTCGAGAAAACTAAGGACACATTGAGGGCGTCATCACTGGCCCCCTCCGCTTTTCCACCCAATAAATCTCGACGCAACTGGTCTCGACGCAACTGGTCTCGATGGCTCAACCTAGGAATAGCCTTAAAAACCCCCTTGAAATTTTCGCCGGTGGTTTCACCATCCACAGAAACACTGAATTCTACTGGAATATTAGCCATTTATATCTCCATTTGGTGCGGGACTCTGAGGGATTTCTCTACCTCGGTGCATCCGAGGTATAAGATTACCGCGCCAATAGTATTGTAACACACCCCTTGCAGCTTAGTTTGCTTAATGGTACACACTATCCATGGACATCAAAGCCCTTCGCAACCAATATCGGACGATTCGGAGCAGCGCCATGAAAGCTATGAAACTGCTGGAATTCTCCGGAGAGCCGGAAGCTGCTTTCGACGAAATGGTTCGGGACCATCTTGGTCAAGTCAACAGTCCCACTCCTTTGGATTGGGTTCGCACCGCCCACTCTGTGGCAGCCCTCCTCTATTCCGAGCTAAAGAACTACCAGGAATCTAAGCTCCTTGAAGAAGAGCGATACATGGGGTTTGACACTTTGGAGGAGTACTACATGGACCGAGCAGAGGAGCGTTACGATGACCGATAGAACTTCAGCGAACGGAAAATACACCCTTACGGCAACTCTTGGAATGGTCTTAGGCAAGAGCCTCCATTTTGATTCATATGAAGAAGCCTCAGACTTAGGCCACCTAATGACTGTTGGGCAGCCTATTGGTATAGTGGTTCTGACCTCCCCAGAGGGCAGGGTTATGTGGAGTTACAAAAGGCGATTGAGCGACGATGACAACGGCTAAGAAAAAGAAAACCCGAGCTAAACTGGACGAAATAATCCTACAGCTGGACGGACACATCTATCTGATTGAGAAGAGCGGGCGGCGTACGAAGAAGACTGAGATTGATGGAGAGCTGGTTCTGAAGATGCTGATAGGGGCCATTGAAAGAGGGGTCGCCCTGGCAGAACAGGAAGTGGAGAGACGAAGGAGCTTGCACGATGAGTCATGATAGCCTGGGCGACCGCATGAAGGCGTACGAAGATGTTTCACGGGTCCGCCTGACAACAAAGCTGCCCGTCATCATCCGACTTGATGGTAAGGCGTTCCACACCTACACTCGGGGGCTCAAGCGTCCTTACGACGAATCGTTGATGCGGGTGATGAATCTTACCGCCATGTACCTCTGCAACAATGTGCAAAACTGTGTCATGGCCTACACCCAGAGTGATGAAATTAGCCTGCTCTTGGTCGACTACGGCAGCATTAAGACTAGCTCGTGGTTCGACAACAACCTTCAAAAGATGGTAAGTATAGCCGCTGGCATGGCCTCTGCCTTTTTGACAGCAAGGAGTGATGAGATTTTCCCTGAGATTCGCCTGGCAACCTTCGACGCACGCGCCTTCATCCTTCCACAGCACGAGGTGCAGAATTACTTTTTGTGGCGCCAGCAAGATTGGAATCGTAACAGCCTGAGCATGCTCGCCCAGAGTCTCTATAGCCACAAGGAGCTGCAAGGCAAGGACAGGGCCGAACAGCACGAGATGTGTTTTCGGAAGGGCCATAATTGGGCGACCCTTCCCTCTCACATTAAGGACGGTAGGGTCGTGCTGAAGCGTCAGGTCGAGCGCCCCTTCGCGCACGATGATTCCCAGGGCAATCGGGAGACCGGTACCGTACTCCGAAGCGAGTGGTACGTGCCCGAGACTACGCCCATCTTCAGCCTTGACTCGGACTTCATTAAAGGGCTGGTGCTGCCATGACCAAGCGTGCGACCAGGGCCGACCTACAGAGCCGCGTCGAAGCAATGCGCGATAAATTGCAGCCCACCTTCCGTGATTGTCTCAGCCTTGATGAGATTCAAACGATGGCCATCCAGCGGGTGCGAGAGGAGCTGGAGGCCCACCTCGAAGAGGACCTGAAGTATGGCAACTGTTGGAGACTAGCTCGATACTGCAATGGGCCCCTGCAGGCAGCGGCCGTCTTGACCCTGTTCAACTCGATCTACAGATGATGTGCCTAACGAGCTGCCCGAATCCCCATGTTGGTTAAGACAGCCGTTAGAGAAAGCCGTGGCAACCAGGTGGTAACATCCAGGACGTGTCGGCGCCCATACCGACCAAACCGGCGAGCTGGGGTTGGAATTCCCCAGCACTTTTGCGTCCCCTTCCGTCTATCCCGGGGCGGAGTTAGGTGAATACGGACCCCTTCCGCAGTAAGGGAGGCTAGGAACCGACCGGGGCATTTGACATGTCCAATCAGACAATGGTACAAATCGCCCATGACCACCGAGACCGCAGTCATTCAGGAGTTTAGGATTCCAGATGCCAATCTCTCTGCTTTGCAAGAAAAAATCGCCAAGCTCTCCAAGAAGGCTATGAAACTGGTCGGTCAACCCATCACGTTGGCCGTGGTCAAGACCTTTGATGTCGAGCGTACCAAGCGCAATTTCAACACCGGCAAGGAAGAGGGAACTGGCCAATTCGACAGATTCCACACAGTTACAGTCTCGGGGCCGCGTCCCAAAATCAACGGTTGGGTTTTTTCAGCCGCGCTGGATGTGGTAGATGTTGACGGTGAGAAGGCGGTACTCGTTCGTAATGCTCCTGGGGAGACTGTGCCTACCCATTTCCGGTCCCGCGTTGAAGGATGTGACCATTGCCACACCGCCCGAACGCTCGTAAGCTCGACGGCGTAACGTCTACCGCCGATACCGCCTGGAGCGGCGAAAAAGGCGGCTAAGGAGCTTGCGGCTGCCAAGTCGTAATGATAAAGAATGAGGAGAGGTCAAAATGACTAAAAAGGTTTTGCTGCAGCAAATCGCCGATACCCTATATTTTCCCCCATTTCCAGCTACTCTAGCGATTGAGGACTCTCAACGGCGATTGAGGGTTCTCTCCAAAAGGGAGGTTCTCCCATTGTTGGAGGCCGCCATGGAAGGCGATGGCCGCAATGCAGTTTTCCTGCTTAAGTCTAATCTTCTGTCGACTACTGGAGTTCGAATGGCAGTCGATATCGGTATTTTCCCGTCTGTCAGAATATCCATAGACCTCGTATCTGGCAGCGCCAAAGAAGCGAGTGAAGTGGCTAGCGCCGCACTGGCTATGGCTGAGTTGGGCAAGGAATTAGAGTCCCTGCTCAGCTCTTTGGTCAAGCTGGAACTGGAAGTGCTGTGAATGTTTTTGACGTCATAGTCGCCCCATTTGTATCAGGCTTGACCATCGACGTCTTAGGAACGCTGGTATTTCACTACACCAATAAGAATCGGGCGGTGGCGGCAGCTTCTGTTAACACCCTTCTCCAGGGTCTTTGGGTTTTTGTTTTTGTTGACGTAAGCGACGACCACATTCGCGCCATCCCCTACCTGCTGGGAATCTGGATTGGTGGATTAATTGGAATTGCATTCAAAAAGAAATTAGAGTACCATTCAGTAACCCCCGTAAGGGCTAACCCGTAGTAAACACAATAGGAAAGTATGAACAATAAACCAACAACATTGAAGGTCCGCATTGCCAATCTGCTCCCCGACGTGAAAGAGGGGCGCCGTGGTTTTACCACACGTCAAATCGTAGCTCGTCTGAACTCCTCCACCCGTTTCTCGTCCGTAGCCAACGCTACCGTTCGCGGTCGACTCAGTGAATTGGTGGCTGAGGGAACTGTCGTTCGTGAGACCAAGCCGAATGGCACCTCAACGTTTTACAACGCTTACAGGGCATTCTAAATGAGAACAAGGGTCCTCGTCGAAGTTGTGTGCACCAGAGAGGTTGAAATCGTCATCGAGCACGAGGTGGACGAGGACCCTTGCGACCTCACTCCAGACGAGGAGCTGGAGGCAGTCTCGGCGGCTAATTTTCTCAGTCGCCCCGACTGGATTGTCTCCTCGGTGCGACCTCTGAGGGAGGAGGAAGAATGAGCGAGCTACTTGCAGCCCTGAGAGGCGGTACTGAGACTCTTGGGTCTTTAAGTGTGAAGTACGCAATCAAGGTGAAGCCGCACCCTCTATTCCCTAATTTAGTGCAGCTAAAATACGACCAAATCAATTCCCCGATGGGGATTAGACTGGTGCAGGAGTGTCGTGGGGCCATCTTAGACACGACAGACGGCTTCGAATTTGTCGCCAGGCCCTTTGACAAGTTCTTCAATCAGGGCGAAGGGCACGCTGCGCCCATCGATTGGAGGACCGCCAGGGTTCAAGAGAAGCTCGACGGCTCATTGATGATTATGTACCACTACGCCGACGAGTGGCATGTCGCCAGCTCGGGCACACCCGACGCAGGCGGTGAAGTGAACAACGCCAACGGCACCACCTTCAAGAAGCTGTTCTGGGACACGTTCAAGATGATGGGCTACGACGCCGGCAACATAGACCCCGACCTCACCTACTGCTTCGAGCTGATGACCAAGTACAACCGGGTGGTGGTGCAACATCCAGAGCCCGAGCTGGTGTTGATCGGCGTGCGCAACCCCAAGACCGGCGAAGAGCTGCCTGTCAACTGGTACGACGCGAACTTCCGGGTGGCCAAGGAGTTCCCGCTGGGCTCCTTGGAGGAGGTCGAGGCTTCGATGGCGCACTTCTCCGGCCTGGAGCAAGAAGGCTATGTCGTGGTCGACGCCAGCTTCAACCGAGTAAAAATCAAGCACCCCGCCTACCTGGCCGCGCATCATATGGTCGGCAGCCTGAGCCCCAAGCGCTTGTTGGAAATAGTGCGTCAGGGCGAAACGCCGGAGATTCTAGCCTACTTCCCCGAGTGGACAGAGGAGGCTGACAATCTACGCGCTCTGCTCGAAGGTCTCGTTGTTGAAGCGTGCGTTGAATACCAAAAGGTGCGTGACATTCCGGTCCAGAAGGATTTCGCATTGGCTATTCAGAACTCTCGTCACCGACCTGCCATGTTTGCCCTTCGTGCCGGCAAGGTTGAGACCTTTAGCCAGTTCTACCGTGAGTTGCGCCTAGAATCGCTGGCTGATATGCTGGGCCTCAGAGAGAAAACTGATGTGTAAGTGGAGTTTGACCGGAAATCCGATGAAAAAATTTGAAATGGACTGGGATACAAATGAATCTAAATGAAAGCTGGCAACGCTTCCCTGAAGCCCGCATTCGCATGCGGGAGCAGGATTTAACAACACTCGTTGAATCACTTGGGGATGGGGGGACCTTCATCAGCGGTCAGCCTCATGTTCAGCTGACTGATAATGGCGTCCTTATCAGTTTCAGCACTAACGCGGGGACTTTTGGGAAATTGATTGCGTTACCCATCGACGTGCTCATTCCCTACAAGCCCCCTCAAGAACCCGAGCAAGCGGAAGTTAACCTTCCAGAAGTTGGAGAATCAACCTCAATTGAGGTGGCGCCATGACCGATGCCCTGGCAGAAGACATTAAAATGCAAATCGAGACTCAGGGCGTGGCCAGTTACAAGGTCAGCGACGGCGAGGTCTTCGTCTTCACCTCAGCTTTATTGGAGAAACTCCTGGAGAAGAGCCGCGAGCAGGGAAGGGTCGTTGTGTTTGTCAAAACGAGGCCGACCACATGAAATTCAGCATCACCATGAAGGACCCTGACGGCTTCTATGACTCGCTGCAGGAAGCCATTGAAGCCGACGTGGCAGAGATCGAAGACGAAGAAGAGCGCGAGCACCTTCGGTCCTTTCGCCAAAGAAAGCTCAGTGCGCTGCTTTCCACCTGGTTCCGGTACGGCGAGTATTTGACTGTAGAAATCGACACCGTGGCCGAGACCTGCAGGGTGGTACCGACATCAGCTTGACAGCCGGAGATAGATTCATGTACAACGCGCACATGAACCTCCTAGCCTGCTGGACAATCAAAACGACAGAGAAAGGCATTTCGGTGAGTTACAAGAATTTCGTTAAAAACATCGATTTCGATTGCGGAGTTTGCGCCTCCTCTACTCCTGATGAACTCCTATGGGAGTTCGTGCTCTCAGAAGGGGACCCTGGAGATTTTGTGGTCTGGAACGACAGCCCACCGTTCCAGGTTTTGGCGCGGGTGGCCGTGTGATTTTCCGGCTAGTTCACCTGAATCGAGAGCAGCTTTCTGTGCTCTCTGCCCTCGTGAGACTTTCAACTGTCAGCAAGGTACGAAAGGCAATTGGGGACTTTGCTGGCGACGAATTAACGCTCTGTTGTAAAATTCTGGAATTCATGGACCTCGCCGCGCTCTTAGAGCGTCCACTGACCATGGGTTCAGCACTTAGCGCTGCGCCAGTAATAAAACTGCCTCTGAACGCAGAGCGGTATAAGGGCCTGGTGCAGTTGATGCAGTCCCTTATTCAAGAGGGGTATCCAGCTGGCTTGGGGGCTGGAGACGAAAGGGCCGAGAATCTGATGTACTCAATCCCCGCCCTACAGCATCTGTTTGAGACGGCTGAGCTGATAGACCCGGAAGTTGTCGATTGGGAATTTGCCACCCAGGCGGTTCCGGGGAAAATGAATTAGGCATGTCGACTAAATTTTCCGTCTATGCAGACGGCTCCTCTGGTGGCGGCAGTACAGGGGCTATTGGTTGGGGCTGGGTAGTTCTAATGAACGAGCAAGTGCTTTGCGCTGGCTCTGGCGGCACCACAGAGGGTACGAATAATATGGCTGAGTTGATGGGAGCTAGAGAAGGCCTGCGGGCACTACTCTCTCATTCCGAGTATTTGGCGGTGGCCAACAGCGTCCATAGTATCGAGCTAGTCTCCGACAGTCAGTACGTTTTGGGCTTGGCAAATGGTGTCTTCACGGCGAATAAAAATGTGGCCCTCGCCAATCACGTGAGGGAAATCTGCGTCAGACATTCAGTCAGCACTAGATGGGTTCGTGGACACAATGGAGACCCCGTCAATGAAATCTGCGACAAGCTGGCCAAACACGGCAAGTACCAATTCGCCCCACCCAAGAAAACAAGTCGCAGTGCTCGACGAAAAGCCCGCAAAGAGCTGATTGACAGGGACACGTCTGAAGAGTAGAAACAGATTATGGAGCAAAAGAAAAAGGTCATCCTCATGCGTGGCCTACCAGGCTCCGGCAAGAGCACTTGGATTGCGGAGAACGCCCCTGGGGCGGTGGTCTGCAGCGCTGACCACTTCTTTCAAACTGTCGATGGGGGCTATTTCTTTGACCGCAATAAGCTTGGTGAGGCCCATCAAGCGTGCCAAATCAAATTCATGTTGAGTATTGGCACGGCTCCTCTTATCGCGGTCGATAACTGCAATTTGACTGCCCGCGATATGAGGTATTACGTTGACGTTGCTCTTGCTCACGGGTACGATGTGGAAATTCGCACTCTGACCACGCCAGCTGAGGTGGCCATGGCAAGGCAGCTCCACGGTGTCCCTGCCGAGCATTACAAGGTGCTCGTCCAGCGCTTCAGCAACCCACTACCTGCCGAATGGCAAAAATACGAGGTCAAGTCATGATAATATCTAGGGATGCGGCTTTTGAGTGGCAGCGCACGATTGAGGAGCTGTTCGATAGGGGAGTGGCTGACGACTCACGCAGCGTCTCCCCCTCTTGGGTGCTGGTGCCCACGGCGGCGTATGTGCCTGGGGCCCTGTCTAAATACGAACTTCGGAATGAAGTTCTCACCCCGATGATTTTTCAGAGTAAGACTGATGTTCAGGGCATTGAATTTCTGCTCGAAGAGCGAGCGCTGCAACTTAAGCCAGACCAAGAGCTGGGCGTCAATATCACTGTCGTTATTGGTTGGAATAATGGACGAGTAAACGAAATTGACCTGCCAATCTTCGATGGAGCGCCCAACCTCAAGAACCTCGACCGGAGGATTATCGACCATCGGAAGGTTATCGACAAGTTCAACGTGTTGACTACCGGAAATGGCTGTCACTTCTACGCCAAAGACCCAGGTTCAGGTGCCAAGGACTTGCTAGACCGGGGCCGGTCACCTTCAGGCTTCCCCAGCAAGGACTTGCTAGACCGGGGCTGGTATGTCTTCCGAAATGTGTCGGCGGGCTACATCCGCGTCAGTCAGAACGTCAAGGGCCCCATCACCAGGTGGACCCCGGAGGCAGAATGAGCAAGAAGACGACGGTCTGGCTGGTGGGCAGCGAAGACGTTGGGACGCCCTCTACATCGACGGCAAGTCCGTGTTCCAGAACCACAGCATCAGCATCCACACCTTCATGGAGTACCTGCAGAAGGCCGGTCTGGCCAAGGACGTTGAGTTCTGCAGCGGGTCAGTGGCTGGCGAAGAGGCCAACGAGAAGCTCTGCAATCTCGGCTGCATGCCCGACAATTTCAGCGAGATCGAGGACGACGTTTCATGAGAGAGTTCAGGGACAAGAGCGGTCGGGTCATCAAGCGTGGCGACATCATCGTGTACGCGGTCAGCTACGGGCGTTCGCCTGGCCTCAGCTACGGCCGGGTACTCGATATCGTCAAGAGCAAGTCCGGGTGGACCCCCACCAAGGTGAAGGTCAAGGTGATGGGTGTCGACCAGAGCTACTCTGGCGGATGGGACGCCAACACCAAGGCCGGTCTGCTGGAGTTCAGCCAGCGCATGCTGGTGGTCGACCCTCTCCAGGTGCCAACTCCGGCCTTCGAGAAGCTGATGTCGATCAACCTGCCGGAGGCGGAGCCCGATGACCCCTGAAGATATTTACCGCCTGAAAACGGAGATCGCCAAGACCATCTCCGAGAAGATAAGCGCGACCTTCGTCGGTCAGTCAATGGCGGATGTCTCGACTGAGATGATTCGAGGTCACCTACAGAACATCATGAAAGACTTCCTGGCCAGGGGCTACCACCCGGTCGTGGGCTTGATCGACTGGGACGTCACCTTCGTAGGCTCAAGCGTCAAAGTGGTCATGCGAGTCAAGAAGGGCCTCACCAACGAAGACCACGCCCGAGCAGTCAATTTCCTATTCAACCAGGAGTTCTACTAAATGCGTGGTCAACCCCTCAGCACTACACTGCCGCCGGCTGACCACGATTACATCGTGGGGCTTGCCAAAGCTCTGGGACAGAGCGTATCATCAGTACTTGCGGTGATAGTCCGCGAGCATATCGAAGCAGAAGAACGTCGCCTCACAAGGAAACGAAAATGAAAAATTTGAGCTTCGAAACGCTTGCAGTCGCCGTACTGACGACTATCTTGTACGCTCTCATCGTACAAGTATGCTGGAATTTTTTGGTACCGGCTATTCTGATAAATGTACCTGAAATCACCCTTTTCCAGGCTTTGATGTTGAGATTTGGCGTCCAAGCCCTTAGGGGTGGCATCGCCGTAGAGGAGCGGAACTAATGTCTATTGTCCATGTGTTTATCGGCAGTCCTGACGGATTGGAACACGTAAAGTTCCGCAATTACTCTGATTACAAAGCCTGTCTAAATGGGTTGGCAGAGCTTGACGGTCAACTCCCAATGACGATTTGCGATTCACGCGGAGTGTATCGAGTTGCTACGACGGCCGATAGGCCCTCGAACTGCGAAGACCCTCCTGACCTAGACTACAAACACTATGTTGTGCGTCAGACAGCTAACGGCGCATTCAAAGTGGAGGACCACACATGACATTAGGAAGACTCACTCGAATTACGAAGACTGAGGCATCTGGTACCACGCGGTCCAATGAAATTACGGGTAGTTTCAACCGTCTCCCAAAAAATGGGGAAGGATTCAGCATGCTTGGGGTACCGATTGACCCAGATGCCTCAGTTCGTATTTGGTCAACCAGCCCGGTGGTTGAGATTCTGGGGCGTGATGGACTTCACATCACCTTCAAAACCGAGTCGGGCAGCCTCTACCGACTCGATATTGAGCCTGAGGTGCAGTCGTGAGATTTATCTTCCCTCTGCTGTTGGTCCTCTCTGGCTGCAATCCAACCGTGCAGTGTTGGTACGGCGTTAGCCGTCATACGGTAGGATCCCCCTACTTCGGTCTTCGAGGTCACACCATCGGAATTCTGTCGTTTGACCTCGACGGCCCGATGTTCCAGGCCCAAGAGCAAATGGAATCCTATATCAAGACCCAGAATCTTCAGATGTGCGGTCAGGTCAGCAAGTGAGTGCCCAGTACGTCATTCTCTACCGTCGGGGCATGAATCCTGATGAGGACGACGAAGAGATTCAGGCGGCTAAGGATGCCGGGTTTCGTGTTGTCCATCAGCGGACTGATGTGCTTGATGGCGAATTGGTCATTGGCCGGTACAGCGTTCTGCCCTTCTACAAGGAACTGGAGCGGGACATCCGCAACCAAGGAGCAGACCTCATTAACACCTACCGCCAACACCGGTTTCTTGCCGACATGCGAGAGTGGGTGCCTTGTCTCAAAGGTCTGACCCCGAAGCTCTACCATCGCCTGCAAGACCTGCCCGACAACGGCGGACCCTTCGTGCTCAAGGGCGAGACCAACTCCAAGAAGTACCTGTGGAACACCCACATGTACGCGGCCGACAAGCGAGCTGCCGGCGAGGTTTATTCCCGCCTCCAGGACGACATGCTCCTGGCCCAGCAGGAAATCTACGTGCGGGACTACGTGCCGCTCAAGCGCCTGGCCACCGGCTTCAATGAGCTGCCCATTGCCAATGAGTTCCGGTTCTTCGTGCTGTATGGGCAGGTGCTTTGTGGGGCTTTCTATTGGTCTAGCCATGTGGCTGACTTAGCGAGTGTGCCATCGGCCGCAGAGTACAAGACCCGTCAGGAGGAGTGGCGCAGCTACCAGGGCTGGCTGGTCAACCGCAACGAGACGCGGTCTGAGCTGGAGCGCAAGTGGGGCTACGACACCAAGCATGGCATGCACCTCATCCGCCTCATGCGCATGTGCCGTGAGATTCTGGAAGGCAAGGGCGTGCTGGTGAAGCGCCCCGACTCCGAGGAGCTGTTGGCGATCCGAAACGGTCTCTGGACCTACGACCAGCTGCTGGAATGGGCTGAGCGCCAGGAGACGGAGCTGGACGAGCTGTACAAGACCAGCACCTTGCCCAAGTCCCCGCCGATCCTGGAGCTTGACAAGCTTCTTGTTGACACGGTAGAGTCCCTAAAATGAATCTATCACATGCGGCTGTAGCGGCTCCAGAGCTGGAAGAGATGGTTATCTTGGATGTTATTCGACGTAATCCCGGCTATACCAAGGGTTTGATAGCCGCAGCCGCTCTCGGCGTATTCGGTCGGGACCTGAGTTACGAACGTCAATTTCTTACCTTTGTCGACAGCTTAACTGAAATTGGACTTCTGTTCCGCCATAATTTCACCTACATACTCACCCCGACCGGCGCTCAGCGTCTAGAGCAACTCAAAAACAATCTTCGAGGCCCCATGATGAAGGTCTTTTCCTATGCTAATTGAATTGGGCAAAATGATGTTTTGGGCTTCTTTGTTTTTGATTTTATTCTTGTTTTTAGTCCTCTCTCGAGCCGATAAGGAATAGAAATGTCACGACAACCTTGGTGGAAATATGGGACACCAACCATTGAGAATGAATTCTACGGCGCCATCTGGGCCAGGACCGCTCTGGTGCTGCGAGCCTTGGAGAGTGGCGTGGATGGCGATTGGCCTACTGTTAATCAAAACTTCTTGAGAGGGGTCTTAAGGGAAGACCGGAGGAGCTTTTTGGAATCTATTCCGAGGGCATTTCCTGAGCTTCACCTTCTTGTTCGGGAAGAAGACGACGGACTAGCCCGTTACGAGAGGGCGATTTTCTATTCTACAGACAGTCTGATTGATGTAGCGTTCGAAGACGCCCTAGCTCTAGTCACTTTCGTCGGCTTCGAAAAGACGGCAGTCGCCTTTAAGAGCTGGTTCAACTCACATACGGGCCGAGAAGAACAGAAAGGCAGAGTGTACGCACTGATGGCCGGAGAGAATGGGCCACGATTCAAGGCACTTGGGCTTGTCGACTCACCTCTCGAAAGGGGAAATTACGAACCCGAGGTCCTATCAGGTTTTGACCGCATTGTCGCGGATTTACAAGCCGCACGTCCGGCCGGACGAATATCCATTCTCGACGGCGCCCCGGGCACAGGCAAGACCTATCTTGTGCGAGCACTACTAAGCGAGGTCCAAGATGTGACATTCGTGGTAGTTCCGGCTAATCTAATCGAACAATTAGCACAACCGAGTCTGCTGCCCGCCCTAATAGACCTACACCGGTCAGAGCACCGGCCAATTGTTTTCATTGTGGAGGACGCAGACGAAATTTTGGCTCCCCGAGATGGGGCCAATATGTCGGCCGTCTCAGCTTTGCTCAATCTGGGCGATGGGATTCTGGGGCAACTGTTAGATATCCGAATTGTCACGACGACCAATGCCCATAGGCAGAATCTAGACGAGGCTATCATACGGCCAGGTCGTTTGTCGGCGATGGTGCATGTAGGACCACTTAGCCCTGAATTTGCAGGGGCAGTCTACCAACGGCTAACAGGCAAGCCACCATATCTAACAAGCAAGTCACCATATGCGTTTGAATTGGACAAGGTGCTTGGCCCTTTGTTTCCCCGAGGGGCGACCCTAGCTGAGGTCTACCAGGTAGCGCATAATTCAGGATGGGTCGGCCCTAAGGAAATGCCCAAAATCGGCTTTTGAAGGTCTGGACATTCCCCAGATATCAAGCTAGACTGACTTTGAAGGAGCAGCCTTTGAAATACTTAGACGCGGTAACTAAGCTTCATAGCAGCGGACACTCACATCTAGCCAATGCGGCAATTGCTCATTATGAGCGCCTGGCAGCTGGAATGGAAGCTGAGCATCGCTATCGGGTGTCAGCTATGTTCGACGAAGTATTGGACACGGCCCTAACTAGGCGCGAAGAGATTACACCTGAAGACATCCTTCTGAGCCCAGACTTTGCGGCCATCCGAGCCCTGGCACGTCTCCTTCAAGACCTTGGATTAGTGGAAATGCCAATTGAGGCTACGGAACTGGACATCGTCCATGGCCAATTTCTGGAGGAGGTCATTCCGGGACGAAGGTATCCCAGCCATCGCTTGCCCTGACGCGGTCTCTAATCTCGCCTAGGGGCGCAGCTAAGGTTGACATATGGTATTTTCTGGAGCCTCTGACCAGCAAGCCGACGACGTCCCCATCTGAATTGTAGATGGGCCCTCCGGAATTGCCGCTCCATGCAGGGGCCGACAAGGACATCCAATCGTCAGACCAACCGGAGAAATACCCGGTGGTAATGAGACCTGGGTAGACTCCCATGGGGTGTCCGCTGACGAAAATCTGTTCTTGACGCTGCGGTACTCCTCGTGCTAAGTTGGCCGTTACGCCTAAATCACAGGAAGCAACGCCTGTCGCCACATCATCGGCTCCATACCCACCAGTTAGCAGCGGGTTGAATTCGCATTCACGTCCGTAGCTGTCCTTTACCAGATACAAAACGGCCGTGACGGTACCTTCATCGATTTCTTGTCCCGGAACGGAATCGACACAGTGATGGGCCGTTACGATTAGACTTTTGGGGCGCTTTAGGATTCCGCCGCTCTTCGCCACTATTACCCCAGAGCACGTCACCTTAAAGACATCTTCCTCAACTCCGGACTGCCTAGGCTTCACTGAGGTCGTGACGGTAATCAAAACAGTTCCGTCTTGCATCCGCCTTCTAAGATATGCATCTTGCTGTACAATCTGCTGCCTGCTAGACAGACAGCTACAGCTAACCAGTAAACAAGTTAGGATAGTTACCAAGCGAAATGGGCTCATATAAGGCTAGATTAGGGTGCCGCCGCAATCTGTTAAGCATGGAGCCTTGGCTAATCGAAAAAATCAAAGAAGAGCAGAAGCGCAAGGAAAGGGAGGAGAGGGAACGACCGAGACTGCCGTTGCCCCAGATTCTCCCAATACCCCCTTGCGATGCGAAATGGGCTGTGGTAGAAATCGCCCATGACCTCAAAAATCGAACTGACCGCCTCTGAGACTCTGGCCGTAAGGACTGCTAAGGACCTGCTTAGTCACATCTTTCCGACCGCCACCAACTCTCTCACCAATGCTCTCTACCGCAGGGCTGCTGGTGAGTTTACTGGATTTACTGCAGTTGAGACGAGTGCCCTGTACATCGCCTCGGAAATGGTTCGAGCCGCGCTTGTCCATCGGCAAGCTCCCTTTACAACAGATAGCTTCAGCCAAGGTGCCAAAAACGAAGAAGTGACCGACGAAGTTATGAATCTGTGGGTTACACTGCGTAAGTTGGCAAATTTGGCAAATCGCTAAAAGCCCCTTGCAATACGGCAAGGACCGAGGTATAAGTCGGCCCATGAACGAGACCACTCGCACTCTCCTCCTGAAGACCCGCAAAGGCGCCACCAGCAGCTTCGGTCCCAAGCAGTGGAAGGAGGTCTTGGAGGCCCTCGGCGCCCAGGTGCAGGTTGAGAAAACCCGCAACACTGTCACCAAGGTCGTCGTTCGGGTTCCTGACGCCAGTGATATTCACGGCATCCAAGGCTTCACGCTCGTCATCGAAAAGGAGCCGGAGTACCGCCGGATCACCTTCTACAAGCTCAACAGCTTCCTCAAGGACAGCAAGTTCGACCTCGTCGAGCTGGCCTCGAAGGCCCTTGGCCTTGCCACGCCGGCCGAAGAGAAGCGCCTCAACGACCTGTATGTGCGTGACCTGACCAACACGGGCACCTGCGCGGTGTGTGAGGGTAACTTCAAGCGCGGTGGGACTGGCCTGGTCCATCACGGCTTCATCCGCCCAGGAGATGGTGTGCTCCACGGCAGCTGTTTCGGTGTCGGTCGCCTACCCTGGGAGCTGAGCCCACAAGGTGCTGAGGACTACTTGGTTGAGTTGCATAAGGCTTTGGAGTTCGCCCACAAATCCCTTGAAAGTCTGCCCCAGCAGGAAAAGATGGTAAGGGTGGACGAAAAGTACAACCTTACCACCGGCCGACGCTACACCGTACTTGTGGAAATTACCCGCGCTGTAGACTCCACCGAGTTCGAGCGCTTGTTGGCCGCTTCGATTCGTGAGACTGAGCACAGAATCGAAGGCCTTGGCCGCGATATCAAATACTTCACCACGAAGGTCGCCAACTGGAAGCCCGACGAGCTGCCAGAGTTCAAATATGGGGTTGCCGCTCAGAAGATGTAGTGGTATAAATCGCCTATGACCACCGAAACAGATCAGATAGACATGTCACCACTTAGCGACAAAGAGGCGGTCATTGCAATCAACGGAGTACTTCTGGCGCCGAGCCAGTCGACAGCGCTGCGAGTGGCGGTGTGCCATATGCTGTCTGACATGCAGGACCCTCTTGCTCTCGGAGACGACGAGCACGGTCGCTTCATGGTTCAAGCCTACAAGGCCCGTCTGACCGAAGTCCTAGGGTTCCTTTTCAGTCATCTGACGTAAGCTGCTATTTAGGGCTTGCCTCGATCTTGCCAAGGTAGATTTTTTTGAAAACCATCGTACACAAACAAATTGAGACAGTCTAAGCTTGCAATGTTCCTGGTCGAGAAAACCGGCAGCTCCTTGGGGTACTGGGAGGGGGAACTCACCGCCGGAAACCAAAAGGCGCTGTTTGGGAAAGTCTTGGGGCGTGGTGGCCGGCTGCACATAGACGGGGAGCGAGAGACTGTTATGCGCACCGTGCATAATGAGAGGATTACACACAAACTAGCCTGGCGCGACCTCTAAAGAGCTGGTGGCTGAGGCAACAAAACGCTAGCTTCGTTAGCCAGCTTGGTAGCCTCATGCTCAGTGCAGGCAACCCAAATCCAGCCACGCGCGAAATTAATCACAATAAAAACTGGAGGTTGGATGCAGCCTTCGTGCTCGCATTGGTCAGGATGAAAAACCACTTTAAGACTCCTCATCCGGAACTTTAGGGCCACCTGCTTTGGCCGAAGCCGGGGCCTTCTTTTCGGTTTTGTCGGTGCCAGGATTCGCCTTAGCTATTACGAGCTTATTGGCTACATTACCAGTCAGGTAAGCTCCGGCTGCAAATTCCAGAACTCCAACAAAACCGTCGTAGGTGTGGGTCAGCCCGGGCAGTATCGAAGCTCCAAGAATGGAATACACAAAGGCCGCCCCTATGACGCCCACCGCAAACCACAACTTCTTGCTTTTCCAAGTGTCGTGCATCAGTCCCCTCCTCCCCATGCCTTCGCAATAGCGCTGATTAATTCGGTGAGGCCAAAACCACCACCACCGAGGCCGAGTACGATTCCTAGGATTTTGGCACCAGTCTTGAGGTTTTTGATACGCTCTTCTGAGACCGCCTTGTCGGCCTCAATCCTGCCTTCGAGCAGGTTGGTACGACGAACGTGCTCGTCAAGGATGTCCTGCTGTTTTAGAAGTGTTTCGTGAATTGTGCCAAGTCGGTCACTCACCTTGACTTCTTCACTGCGCTCATTCTCAATATGAGCCTCCAAGAGAGTCTGGTGGCGGACGAAACTCTGCGAAAGCGAGTCGATTCGGTCGTCCAACTTGTCCAGCTTAGCGTCAATCCTATCCGTAGCTCGTTCGAGCTTTTGGTCGAAGTCTGGCATGTCGTCCTCTGACTTCTAAGATTGTCTCTACAAATCTTGCGTATTGACACACCAAACGCAAAAAGTCAAGAAAAAATTACCACTGTAGTCCTTTCGCACAGTGTGTTCTGGGCGTACTCTCTGAAAATCCAGGCCGCAGATGTAGCAAGACTGAGTATTCCCGGTAGGTTCTGGTGGCGGAACTTGGGTGGTGGGCTCATCCTCATGGCGTTGGCCGACGTCGGACCAGTATGTAGGCTCCCAGTAGTCTTTGTCAGATATCAATCTAGAACTCCAATCTAAAGGTCTGGGAGGTCGAAGGGTACTTCGTCTGAGCCCTCTCCAAGAACGCCGGCTTCGTCGAGGGTCTTCTCTGAAGGCTCCGTCTCCTCCGAGAAATCCGTCTCCTCCGAGAAATCCCTAACGACTGCCTCGATAGCCTGGTCGATGCCACCCAGGACATGGACTCCGGGGTAACGAGAGAAGGTGGTTGCCGGCGCCTCAGAAGCCGCCAGATAGACCGTCTTGCCCATAGCCAAAGCCAAACCTAGCTTGATGAAGTCGTCTTGTCTAAGTGGGTCGTTTAAGAGTAGAACTCCCTCGCTAGCCAAAATGCCATCGTAAACATCTTGGGGTGTTCCGGAAGAGGAGGTAGCTCTCACCTGGTGCAATCCCAAGGATACAACGACAGCCTCTACTACCTCTTCAAAGGAGCCAGCTACAAAAACGCTCATAGCTCCTCGCCCGGGTCATCGGGGTCGAATTCAGGAATATAAGGGGTCACTACCTGTCGACGGCCATTCCTAAAATACCAGCGCTCCAAGGTTACCGGACTATCCACGTCGGTGAGGTCGCAAGCAAAAATCAAATTGGGGAAGTCTCTACTGAAATCCGCTAGCCATTTAGCGTACATCTCTTCGGTGTCAGTCCTTATTGGGACTTCAATCCCATTCTCTTCGAAAGCGGAGGAAATGAGCACTTCCGCCTCCGTGAAAGAGTTGGTGTCTTCGATGCGAGACCCAATATCCTGCAATTCTCTGCCGAGAATGTCGGCTTCTTTGGGGTACTCGTAGGCATTCTGCACTTCCATCAACACGCAGACGTAGGTAGGCCGGCTCATATTTTTAGTTTTACTTCCTTTTGACGATTTTGACGATTTTGACAACTGCACTCCCAATGGTAAAGGGTAAAGCTTGAGTTGCTTGTCCGAACTGCGCTGGCGAAACTCGAATTTCTACCTCAGGGCCGGAGTCGGTGATACTCACTGAGTATTCCGCCGCGACACCTGCGGCTCTAAGAACGATTTCGGCCTGTGAGCGGGTTCTAATTGCTTCCTGTACAGTTCTCATACTTCTCCTATTAAAACAGAATGGGCCCCCAGCGCAATACCGGGAGCCCATTCTTTTAAAAAGAGACCAACAGACTATTACGGAAGGACGGCTGCACCAGGCAACTCATCGTTTTCCTTCGTTTCGTCGTCCATACGCAGGCCGATATAGGTGATTTGGCACTCTGAGGGTTGTCGATTGGCCAAAGTTGCATTATACGACACAGCCCTGCATTGACGGAACTTAGCGATTGGCTTCCCCGCATCGTCCAAGCGGTCAAAAACGGTAATTTCGACGTACTCGTGGCGCAGAAGCTCAGACAGAGAGGGGACCGCAGCTTCTGCATGTGGACCGTGGTTGATGACCCGCCACCCAGAACAGCTGATGTTTACGGGCTCCTGAGCCGTGTAGACGCTTTCAACCGGCCCGTATGCCCCCAAGATGTAGATTGGGTCAGCACCGAAGCTGAGGCCATAGGAAATGTTGTTGAAAATTCCTACCGGCCTACCAGCGATGCTCACTTTGGCGCGAGCGCCTGTCATTACTTTAGCTACCATGCTATTTCTCCTTAATTATTACGATAGCTTACGCCGTTTGCGTAACTTGGGACACGAGGAAAGAAATCGGAACGAAATAGATTGCACCCGCAATTTTGACTTCAAGGGATACAATCAAGCTGGGGCCATTCAGTTTTACGACCAGATTCTTGAACCCCTTTTTTGCGTCATCTGAGGGGGCGATTAGCTTCAAATCCATGAAGCTAGCCATGATTCCCTCGAGATAAGCCTTAGCGATGCCCGCAGACACATCCGCGATAGACTGCCCAACGAAAGCGGCCTCCATACGCTGAGCGGTGCTAAGGGCGACGATGTCCGCTACATAAACAGCCTGTGCCGAGTTAAAGACGAAATTGGAATCTTTCCCGTAGGTCGTTTGGTCAGATACCCAAGTGAATCCACCTGTCAGAGACTTCTTGGCAGGCAGTAGTCCAGCCAACAAAGCATCCTCAACCTGGCTGTCGTTCTTGTCGGAGTAGCTAGCATCTCGCATCACCACACCCGAGGTGTTGATTCCCTTGTTTACGATTGCTCGGTAGAAGCCAGCCGCCTGCATAGCAGCCGCCAAAACAGCTCCCATCCAAGGCTGGAACTGGGTCAACACACCATTGCTGTTGACTTGTTTAAAGTCCTGGAAGGTCAAAGACACTCGGAAGCTAGCCAAGTTGGCAGCTGCCTCTTTGGCGTCTGCAAAGGCTCCAAGCTTAGAGCAGAAGGCCTGACGGTTGCGTCGCTTCTTGAGAGATGACATACTCAAGCAGTGGCTCTTGAGGTAAGCGTTTACGACATCCACTTCGTAGGTCGAAGAGGACTCGGTGAGCCCATCCGCAATGTCTCCAGACGTAGCGTCGCGGCTGATAAGGGGGACAACAAAATTCCCACGCACTGCAGCCAGAGCATCGATAGCTGCGATAAAGTCAGCGCTGGTGCTACCGCCTTTGGCACCACCAGAAAGGTAGGCCACATTGGAGGTAACCTTAGGCAAACCGGAGTCAGCCTGAACCTCGGGCTCGTTCAGTTGAACAAGCACAGAGTTATCGCGAATAGCCGCAAACATGCGGTATGCGTCAATCTTGATGCGTCCCGGCTGCCCACCCCACTCACCGCAGATAGTTTGGGTGGCGACGTTGTCCAACAGCAAAGACGAGAGCTGGCCCAAAACGGCAGTACCCACAGAGCAGCTGTAGCCAGTCTGAGAGTTGATGTAGGTCGCCAAATCGCTGATGGTGGGGAAGTCGGCCAAGGTGATGCTGAGGTTTCCGCCCGAGCCGCCGGTGACCGTGGTGGTCAGCGTGGTATCGGTAATGGTCATGGTGGCGGTGGTGCCGAGGTAGCCAATCTTCATGGCGATTTCGCCACCGGCCACCAGCTCTTCACTGATATTGTCGGTTTGACGGGCAACCTTCAAGTTAGCCTTGTATTCAGCGGCGCTTACCAACAGCTTGGCTGCTCCGGTCTTGCTGACCCAAGTAACCGCGCTCGAGGTGCCTAGACCGTAGGCGGTGCGAGACAGCAAGTCGGTTCCAGCGGTGGTTTCCGCAATCTCCAAGGCCTTACCAACTCCATCAATCACATCCCCAGCCTCATTGCTGATGGTGACAGGGGAATGAGCCGAAGCGTCGGTGGTGGCCGCAATGGCAACGGGGCCAATGTCGACAGGATTGGTGATAGTTCCAATAACAGGGGCCGGGCTGACTTTGCCGGCATCGCTGAGCTTGGTGGCCCTCAGGGTGGTGGAGGTGACGGCGGTAATTACGTACGCCCCAACATTCTGTTCAGAGCCGCCTGCAATTGCAGAGCCGGAGGGGATGACCAGAGTGTCACCCACGACAGGGGTGTTGGTCCAGGCACCGCTGCGGGTCAAATCGATGACAGCGCCGCTGGGATTCGCATCAACAGTCAGAGTTCCCGACACAGACAGCAAGGTGCGGTCTACGCCACCCGAGGCCGCTACACCAGAAAGGGCATTGACCTGAGTGACAAACGCGGCAGGCTGGATGTTAGCCACGGTAGTCATGGTAATGGCGCTGCCGCCATTGACACGGAAGGTGATGGCCACAGTCCCAACGGGAGGGATGAAGCTGAAGGAGCCAGTGCTAGGTACGACCTCCGAAACGGCAGCCAGAACTTGCCAATAGGTCAGATTGCCGAGCTTACCGTAGCTGCGGTCTTTCAAAGTGCCCCAAGTACCCGTAGTCTGCTTGGGCAATGCACCCGAGGCCTTGGTGCTGAGGTTAGTCTTGACGAGAACAAAACGGTTGGGCGCCCCAACGATATCGGGGTCATTCGCAGGAGAAGAGGCAGCCCGGAAGGCGTCTACCAGAGGGCCGCTCTTATACTTGTTTACCACATCCGCCAATTGGTCGGGACCAAAAGAGTTGTCCTCCAACTCCGCCTCGGCGTTAAACCGGGGGCCTGCATCTGCCTCCCCCACGAGCATAAGGACACCAGTGCTAGACAAACCGCTATTTGCAGTTTGTACCTTGATGGAGGAGTAGGCACCGGGGATAATCAGAGTACCAGCATCGGTGATGTACGATTGAGCCATGTGAGAGAATCTCCTGAATTCTTAGAAAAGATTAAGTCCCGGTGAACTTACTTCTTGGGCTTAGACTTCTTGTCGGGTTTGACTTCGCCCTTGCCGAGCAACTTCCCGAAGATGCCGGGCTTGACGGGACGGGCCGCATTCATAACGGGACCAGCCGATTTTGCGGGAGATTGCGTGACTCCTGCGGCTCTAGTGACTCCTGCGGCTCTAGGAGAGCTTAGGTTGGCACCAGGTAGCGTTACGGAAGCTGGGTTGGCCGTTCCTCCACCGGCGGCCGGCTTTTTGGATGGAGGCTGAAATTCTCCAGCCAGGGCAGCCGCGAATCCCTCTGCCCTCTCACCTTGCTCAGCAGCCGATGGAAGCTGAGTGTTCGCACTGGCCCCGCCCTGTTGGGCAACATGGGCAGCGTGTGCAGCGCTAATGGGTTCTGCATTTTGGGCTGCCGTGGTCTTGAACCCCTTCTCCAGCTCCGCCTTCATGGCAGGGGTGCTGGTGGGGACTGAAGTCCCCATGTTTTGGCCACTTGGCGGTTTTGCCATGGGAGGTTTTGCGGCCTTGTCCAGCTCTTCCTTCTTGTAATGGTCCGGATAAGTGCCTTCCGCAGGCCCCTTGCCGCGACCGCAAACGATGCCGGTGTCTTTGATTTGATGGCCATCTGGGCTGCCATCTTCTTTGGCGTCGACTTGCTGATTACATCCTGAGCCCGGAAGAATAGAACCACCGGAGCCGGGCGCTTTAACTTGCTTACTCTTGACTTCAGAACCCTTACTGCCAGAGACCGTGTGGTTGTCTTTCTTATCGCCCTTGCTGTCTACCAATTCCGATTTAACGGTGGAGATTTCCCCGCATTTGTCAAGAGCGTGTTCCTTGCCACAATCCTTGCAAAGCTCAGCTTTATGCGCGGTGAGGGGGTCATCTACGCCTGGGGGATTCAAACGGCCGCCGGCCAAGTCCTCAGTTCCAGCGCTAGCCTGCACACCAGCGACGTGCTTGTGTCCACGGGGGATGAGCTGTTTTTTCTTAAGCTCTCGGGACACCAGGACCTCGATTTCCTTAGCGTAGGCGTCCATCTTCTCTTTCGTGGCCTTGAATAGCTGCTCTTGGGCCTCTTCCAATGTGTAAGTCTTTTCAGCCACGGAATTATCTCCTTTAGTCTCAGCGACTAAGATTACCTCTGACTTCATAGTCACCTGTGAAGCACCTGGCTTAAAGCCTGCATTTGCGGTACTATTCAGATGTGCCGTCAACATCGAATGGATTTGCTTACCCTGTGGATGGGATTGCAGGGCCTGCAAGAAGGGCCCATGATTCATATGCGCAGTGATGTGCTTGCCACGGGATGGGTCACCCTTGGGCATCGCCTTTAGGGCTCCCATGAAACCTTCAACCGTATTGTGGAGTGCTGGACCAGCAGGTTTCCCTGCCGGGGACACAAGACCGGGAACATCCGCTTTGTTTAGCTTGGCGTGGTGTTTAGCGACGTAATCAAACCGCTCCTTGTGCTTCATGCGGTGCATCTTTTCGCTATGTCCAGTGTCGTTTAAATGGTGATAGGTTTTACGATAGGACTCGGTAAGGTTGCGGGCAAATCTAGAATCATAGTATTTGTTCTCGCCAATCCTCATGCCCTGGGGCTGTCCTTTGGGCCTGCCGGGGCCTGCCTTCTCTAGCTCGGATTTACCTAACTTAGGCAGGAGGTCATGTAAGCCAGTGAGTCCCATTTTGTGCCCTGCATCGCGAACCATTTGGAGGGCTGTGTGGAGGGGGACCTTGTGACTATTGGGACTGAAGCCCTCACCACTAGGCTCGGTGAATTTACCAGTCACAGCGCGGTGAGCTGCGTCGTGCATGACGGTATTCAGCTCTTTGTGGAAGTCCTCGTCCTTGAGGTGGACTCCTATTTGCTGCGACAATTCTCGCTGTTTGTGGGCGGCCAGCCACTCCCAGTGGACGGCCCTCAGCGCCTCATTCATTGTCCTATGGTGACCCAACTTGCCAATTCGACGCCCTTCGCCGTAAATCTTGTTCAACTCGGGCAAAACCAAAGCATGAGATAGCTCGTGAATTTGGCGCCAGCCATCGGTGTAGTTTTCTTGACCGAAGTCCCCACCAGAAGAAGGGCTGGGGTCATACACCATTAGATGTCCGGTGTTGTAGTTACGATTAGCTAAGTCGGGCTTCCCGTATTTCCCGCCTGCGTAGTACACCTTGAAGCCGTGGTCCTGAACTAGCCGTGAAATTTCGGGAAGCTTGCCGTGGTAGTTGTAGTGCAGCAGGTCAGGCTTCGAGCCAGGTTGGACTTGTCCGTAGGGAACAGCAAACTGCTTGTAGGTGCTAACCCCCACACCAGCCGCCTGGTCGTTCTGAGGCTTAGGTGGGGGCGTGTCCATGTGTGGATGGGAGCCGTCCGCTTTTATTAGCCCCGGTAGTTGTGGGGCGGCGTGGTCTTCTTCGTGGTGGCTACTGTGCCCATCGTGCCAATCGTAATTGTGAGGATGGTGGCGTACTGGTGTCTGATTCGCCAACAAATCAGCTACAGCGTTTTTCATCAGGTAGGCAGCCACCTCTGGCTCGAATTCTCGCTCTGCTTTTTTGGTTTGGCTAAATTTAATCCAATTCTGATGATTCGCTAAAGCGGCCCATGCTGGGTCTTTCTTGTCGTGGGAGGAGATAGGAGTGGTGGGATATCCGCTGACATCCATTAAGTTTTTGGTTGGAATCCGCTGACCAGCGGAGTTTCTAACAGTGGCAAGCATGAAATCGTCGTATTTGCCTGGAGTGTGCTCTATAGCAAGACTCAACCCTCTAGCTCTCTGTTCTTCTGGTAAAAAATGACTGTAGTCGTAGACATTCTTCCCACCACCGACCCCTCGCACGGAAAGGCGTGGTTCTTCAAAAGAGGGAATCTCACCGGTTGCAGCTCGGTTGCGAACTATAGGGTCTACTGGTTGCCCATGCAAAGCTGGAGTTTCGGGAGAATCCCATGTGGTATTGGCAATTGTAGGGATATGTAGCACGTCAGCCTTAGATCGGAACTTCTTACCACTTGGCTTTGGCGGGTTCAGGTTAATGACATCGCCTTTATTGAGTGGGTTCTCATGATGCATCTGATTCCAATCGAAATTGATGCGAAAATGCCCATGGCCAGGAATACTCGTGTAGTAATCGTTTGGAGGCTGTTCAAAGTGTTCGATGGGGTTTTGAGGGTCCGCTGAATGGTATTTTCCTTCATTTTCACCATTGGTATAGACCAGCCTATGTTGCCCATTTTGGCTGTGAATCACACTCTCTTGGCCAAACATTTTGCCAAGCTGCTTCATTTGGTCTAAGGTGGCGCCATGGACTATATAGGAGCGTTCAGGCTCTTTGTATTTTCCTGAGGTAGGCTCAGCATGCAATCCCATCTGTTGCAGGGCACCGCCCAGCGCTTCGTGGCCGCCTTCAATTTGGGGCTGAAACATAGGCTTCTCTCCGGACAAAAGGCCGAAGGTGCTGCCAGAAAAAATAGGATGCTTTGGAAAGCCCATAGATACCCCTAAAGATTAACTCTTCTTCTTCCCAAGTGAGTCTTCGTCGCCCACCCACGAAGCCTCGTTGGGGTCCACCTCATCCGGAAGCTTACCCGCACCTATAATTCGGATACCCTGTGCTTCTGGGTCAGAAGGCGAAGTGCCCATGCCAACAATCCGAGGGTCAATTGCTTTCGGCCAATATTGACGCACATAGCCCTGCAAGTTGAGATAGCGCGAGAAAACAAGCTCCGCCTCGAAGTACTCATTCCGGTCGAAGTCGGTGCTGTTAACTACAGACCGCTCGAAACCTCTAGGCTCCAGTAGTGCCTGTTTGTAGCGATGAAGGATGAATACCAAAATCGAATGCAGCCAGGTTAGATAGACGGGCTCTCCGACGACATGTACTCCAATGAGGTAGTTCTCACGGTAGGATACAGACTCTAACTGAGTAACAAAGCTGGGCTTTTGCCCTCTGATGACCGCATTCCTGAAATCTGCTATGGTGCCCTGGGCAATGCTGAAGGAGCCATCCTCAAACACCTCTTCGATGGCATGCGTCTTCCCAGTAGCATCCAAAACCAACATATTGGGAGCTAGTACGGCAGTAGAGGCGATGTCGTCTGGCAGCACCATGATGCCAGTTGCCGCATTGTATTTGGCCGGAGTAAAAGGGCCCACGACATTTGGCCACTCTCCATCGTTCAGCTCTGTAGGTTGATAGTGGACGTCAGCTAAGGTGACTTCAGCTTCAGAACTTTCTTGCAGCTTGATGGTAATGCAAGGCAGCTGGGCCTCATTCAAGCGCGGGACCATTACGACAGGAATCTTGGTTTTCAGAAACCAATCCTTGGCTCTTTGAACGCTCTTCTCTCCGTACTCCTTTAAAGTCAGCTCGTCTTTAGGCAAAGAGGCGAAGACGTAGTCAAGCAAAAAAGGCTTAGCTCGAAGGTCTGCCAATGCGGCGACGATGGCCGTCCGAATAATGACGTCACTCTGATGAATCCCGAGAGCTTCTGTGGTAAGTGAGGATGGCAATGGCAGCTCCAACGCTTTGACAAGCAGGGCCTGGCCGTCCGATGGACTCAGCGGTACTTGCTGAACAATCGTTTTGATGGGGGAAATATACCCCCTAGTAAGCAGAGAGACGGTCATTGGCCTAAGCCAAAGATTGCGGTCGCTTCAGAGTCTGACAATGAAATACTTGGAGAGTAGACCTGAGGAGTATTCAGAGGTCACCTGCCAAGTGAAACGCAGCCCGGTATTGTATGCGGCCGGCGAAGCAATCGCCGCATTGGAAGCGTTAACCGCCGAATCGTAGGCTCTGATTCTGGCACTTTGTAAATTGCCTTCGCTGTCGTAAGTTTGCTGGTCTACAACGGAATTCTCGTGTACGAGACCTAGACTCTTAAGAATGTTGGTTCTGAAACTACTTGCGTCCAATAGCTCGCCCTGATGCTCGTACCCCGCATCAACTGAACGTCCAGCATCAAAATACAATTGATACACTACGTTAGAATACCCCTCCGAGGTGGGAGTGTACTGAGCTGCATAAATTCCCTCGGCGACATGACTCAAGTTGACAGTAGCGACCAGGGCGCCAGCGGCATTGTAAACGCGTGCTTGTCCAAAGAGGTCCGTCCGACCGTCGGACGCCAGCATAGACAGCGTTACAGCTTCGTTTACGGTCGCTAGAATCACTCTTGAACCTACTTTGATTGCAAAAAGAGAAGCAGGTCCTGTGGGGTTGTGTCTGACGCCACAAGACTGTCAGCCCTAGGATACCCGATATTCTGCAACACCTCCACTACAGCCTCAGAACAAAAAAGCGCATTTTTGTCTGCTATTGGATTCTTCCATGCTTTCTTGAAAAAAGCGCCCATTCGAACTATGATATTCCCAACCAGGCCGCCAGCATCATAGGGGGTACCTAGGCGCTCCAGCAATGGCTTGAGCTGACCGAGAGTGACACCATTTAAGGGCAGCAGAGCGACGAGTTTTGATTGTGTCAGGAAGCGCTCGAAAGGCACCATGCGGAGCCCTTCAAAGCTAGCCTCCAGTACCATTGGTATTTTTGCGCCATCGCTGAACTTCCAGTCAAAGCACAAAAAAGTATGGGACACCTGAGAGCCAGTGAACCATCTGATAATCCTGGATAGTAGTTTGTTGGTGGTAGAGAAACCCACACATATTTCGGTGGTTATCATGCCGTTTTCCTACGGGCTGCCATTAAATCCCAGGAGACAGAAAAGGTTTTGTTTGGGTCAGCGTTGTAAGCCTCTACCTTAATTACCCATTCTGGCAAAATCCACTTGGGCTTGATAGCGGGAGCAGTCAAATCGCGACAGCCGGTGTCAGTAAACGCATGCAATTTCGCGAAATGCGCCAACTCTAGGGTTGTGTCGTACAAGTTGTATTTGCCGGTACCAGGAACTGAGGCCGCGCTTACGGTGCCCTTCCCAATCCAAGGCTCTGAATAGTTCCAGTACCCATTTTGCGCATTAGTTTCAGCGTTGCTTGCTGGCACTGGAACAACGGTGTCCAAATCGTATTGGCCGTTGCCTGCAGCTGGGACTATAACGTTGAACCCAAGTCCCGTTGGAACTAGATTGCAATTTCCCTGTCCGACCACCGCTGGAGCTTTGACAGAACTTGCCGGAGCTAAGAGTTCCATGTAGATATGGCTTCCCCATGACCCGCCAGTCCATGTAGCGTTGCCGCCTGCCAAAAACAGACCGTCCAGAAATTCGCAGCTAAAGGAGGAAGTTCCGACCCCAGTCTGTTGAATTCCAAAAAGAGTTCCACCCAACCTGGACGTTGGTGTGGTGATTTTATCCGAAGCTCCGGTAAATAGAATTAACACTTCGCCGGGGAACGAATTGGGCAACACAAACATCTTGCCGTCCGCAGCAACAGGAGCGGGCTTGTCTATGGCCGCGTACTGAATTGTGGGGATTGGTAGCGGAGGCAATGGATTGCCGCTGTGCAAAGACACAATTCCGTTCAGAATCGCTTCTGAGCCGGCCGACAAGGCGTCAATAAACCAGATGTCCAGCGCATCTCCAGCTGTCTCGATATGGCTCAGTTGTGAGCCGATGGTGGCGTTGCCCGAAATCTCAGTTGTTAGAGTGGTAGGGTCGACCTTACCGTTGAGTAACGCCGCAATAGAATAGGTATATTTTGTGAGTGCCATTTTAAATCACCTCTGTCGCTACCAATACGCGCGCCGTGCCTACTGCCCGTGCTGTGCCGCCGACTCGACGCCAGCGCAGTGTTATTGTATGCGAGCCAGCACTTAAGCCGGTAGCCAACTCAGATATCGATAGCGGCAGGGTGCCGGTATCGTTGTTTGCGTTAGCCAATGTATGTTCGGTGCCAATGCCTGTTCCGTCGACAAATATCTGGAATCTAGCGTCGTCGTTTCTCAAGTTTTGAAATGTACCGGTAAAATTCACCAGAATTGGGTTTGCGCCCGTAGTAGTCAAAGTCACAGTCATCTCGGCTAAGGTCGCGAACGTCGCGCTTGTGGTTGTCGGAGCAGAAGTAGTACCCACAGCACGGGCGAACGCCGGAATAGTCTGAGTAGCTGTGGCTGGAGTTTGCCACGTTGCTGTGTTAGCGCTTGTTGCGGTCAGAACCTGGCCCGTGGTAGGAGCGGCAGCTGCGCTGGTGTCTACCGTGGTGGTGGCGGTCGTTAAGCCCGTGGTAGCAGTAGGTTGATTAATTACTGGCATTAGGTTAACTCCTGTACCAATAATATTCCGCCAGCACCGCTGGCGATAGCCCGAATGGCCCCAGTGTAAGCAGGCGAGGGCAGCTCGTAGGTGGAGCCTGGAGCCAGCTGCACAGAAAACCGCACACTGGTAGGGTCGGTGGCTCCAAAACGAAGCCAAATCGTGCGCCCACCATCACAATTACACAGAATCAGTCCTTTTCGCGCAGTGTTGGCACTCACTGCCACTACCGCCGTGGTGCCTACAGTAACGGGCGTGTCACTGGCCGAGGCGGGGCGGTCGTCCTGTACCGGCAAAACAGACTGGTCAGACGCTACTACGACAGCCAAGCTATTAGCAGAGGTTTTTTGTCCCAATGTCGCCGGGAGTTTGGCTGATGCAGCGGCTAAAGTAGTCTCGGTAGCTGCCCCGGACGGGAGTGGCAAGCTGGCTGCCGAAATTGCTACCGTGCCGGTAATGGTAGTGCTAGTTAAAGACACAGGCACAGCACTGGCTCTGAGCTGTGCATCTGTTAACCCACCCGTTACCGTTACTGTTCCGGCAATGGACACAGGTTGTGTGGTGGTGCCTGTGGGGTCAACCCGAAGCGGATTGCCAGATGTCGCAATTTCCGTACCAGAAGAATTGCGCAGTACCGTATTAGGATTTTCGACGTTAGAGCTTGACATTCATCATCCTTAAGCTATGGTCCTAGTACGGCTAGTTTCGATTATACCACTGTAAGTAATGGTATCGGTAATAGTGCTGAGCACGGTCACTCCACCGGTGTCGTAAACCTTCCACTCCACGGTCGTGGCACACTGAGCCGCGTTCCGCGTGTAATTGACTTCGAAGATTTTTTCGGTGGCGGTGTTGTCGGTCCACCAAGTAATATTACTTGGTGCAACCGCACCCATTGTGATAGTGCGGTATGCACCCGAAGTGTACCCTTCAGCAGGCGCATTGATAAAATCTTGCAGTCTGCGCTGAGCACTACCAGAACCCGAAATCGCGTCCCAGGCCGTATTAGCTGTGTTGCGTCGATATAAAGCCGTCAAGTCAGTGCGCCAAAACAACTCACCCGCAACTGGAGTACCAGGAAAGGCAGAACCAGCTGGTACAATTAGAGTGCCACCATTGGCGCGGTCAAAGGTGTAGACACCTGTGATGGTCTTGTCCGACGAATCGTCGATATTGATTTGTGCAACAATTACAGACATATCAAATCCTGGTCCTGGTTACGTTAGCGAAATTGTTACCAGTGTAGGTGTAGTCTTCCTGTATGCGGTAGACCTCTACTCCTGAAGCATCATACTGTATTTCGATAGTTTGGGAAACTTTATTTCCGATGTAGGAGATTTGCTGCTCTCTGACTTTAGTGACTAGGGTATTGTCGGTCCAAGTCGTCAAATTGGTGATTTTGTTGGCGGTATAGGTTACAACATCATATCCAGTATCGACCAATCCGTGAGTGAGAGTGTCTAGGTTTTCGTGCTGGGTAGGAGTCAGTCCAGACCCACCAGCCGCCAATTGGGCCAAGGTGTAGGAGCCGGCCACACTATCCGTGAAGGTCATGTTGTTTGACGCATCACGACTTAGGAGGGTAGTCGCGTCGTTAGAGGTGTCGTTTTGGACGTGTACGCCCCGTACGTCGATGGCGTCGGCGTTTGGGTCGAAGTCCTCTTCAAAACCCTCTACTGGGTCGTTTTTGAGTGGTGGTATCCGATTGGCCATGGCTACGCCTCATCCAAGAAGATTGCGTCTAGAAAAAAGAAAGGCCCGGAAGAACCGGGCCTTTCGACTACTCAAATCTCAGAAAGCTTAGCTCTTCTTGCCGAAGTCGTGGACTCGAACTTCGAGGTCGGTGGCATTCTTGGCAAAGCCCAATCGGATAGTACGGTCTCCACCAGTCAGAGCCGCATACAGGACGGGCTGACCAGTAGCACCCAGGTAGTAGGGCACGTTGGCAGTCGCACCAGACAGAGCGCCGGCTGCATGGCCGGCCACAATCACCTGCACAGAGCCTGCAGCTGCGACGGTGGACTTAGCAACCCCAATAACTCGGGCCTTGGCGTCAACGCTACAATCGCCAGTATCAACCGCGTTGTTGCCGCTAATGTACACCCCATCACCCAAGGTAACACCAGCGGTGGTGGTCCAGGCCTGCTCGAAATTGGCGTGGCTGTGCAAGCCAGAGGCATCCGAAGCGGGTCCAGCCGTCAAAGTGCCCAGATTGGCCGCAGTAACGTTGGTGCTGGTATTGGTGCCGTTAATCTTGAACTGCAGTGGCACGCCGACAACCTTAAGACCAGCGGCGGTGACGTCCAAAGTGTCGGGGGTATCATCGATTTCGATGCCGAGACCGTCAGAGAAGCGATTAATACCACCAGTGGCGCTGACAGCGGCTCGAAGCTTACCGCCGGCTCCAGCAGTGTCGAACTCAAGACCCGAGCTACCGCCGCCAGTCCCAGCCCCTTGAGCGTCGGCGGTGGTGTCCAGTTCGATATCCAGAGTTGAACCAGTCTTCAAGATACCGGCACCAGCGACGATAGACCCGGTACCCGTGAATTGAGTGAAGGTCAGAGCGGTAGTGTCAACGGTGATGGGGTCGTTGGTGATGAGGACCCAGCCAGTGTCGAGGTTGCTGGTACCCTCGCCAACAAACACAGCCATGCCATCAGTAACCTCAGCGTTAGCGTCGGCATCAGTGGCGCGAGTCAAAACAAATGGAGTTCCAGCCGAACCCGCATCCGTCACCACATAGATACCGTTGTCGGCTCCGGTGGTTTGGTCCTTAATCAGAACTCGATTGCCCGAGGCAGCCGCAACGCCGTCAAGCGACAGGGCCCCGTTGGCAGTTGCGGTCAGAGTTTTGCCAACGCCAGAACCAGAGGCGGTGACCGAGAGGTTGGCCGTCGAAGACAGACGGACAGACTGCTTCCAGTCCAAACCGGCGGCGTACGCCTGCACATAGTCACGATTAACGGCGTCAGTCCCAGTGGTGGGGTCGGCGACATTGACAATGCGCTGAGACGAGGCGTCGAAAGCGATACCGCCAACGCCGACAGCCGTCACCTTGCCCAGAGACAACTCGTCGGTAGCCGCTTGCTCTTCCGAGTAGCCCTCGGTAGGATTCAGAAATACAAATTTTCGAAGTGCCATGTTTGTCTCCTAGGAAAAGGATTTCGCACCCCAAAGATTAAGTCTCCTGGGTGCGAGGCAATTTCCTGGCCATTTTTTTGGCAGAATTTCAATCGATTTTCGACAGGGTTCCGGTCAAATCATCATAGGCATACTCAGCCAACTTGATGCCCAATCTGCCTTCTATTTCTTGGACTACAGCGGCATATTCCGTCTTAGCTTTAACTGCATCGTCTGTACGGTTCCTAATAAGGGCCATCATTCGTTGGAGGGCTCCTTCTGGGTCAATCTGTTTGAGCAGCTGGTCTCTCTTAAAGATTTCCAGCGCTCTCTCAGCATCAAATGCTCGAGCCTGAAACTGGGTCAGTTGGAGTCTGAATAGTTCATCCTTAGAGAGTTGCAGCGCTGTAGGTTCAACCGGCTGCTCCTCTTCCAAGGCTGACGCACTCAAGTAAGTCGGCACACTGACTGAGTACAGTTTTTTCTCAAAATCGCTCCGCAGGTCCACGGTTTCCCCAACGATCGGCTCTTCAAACTTCTTACTCTTACGTGCCATTAACCCACCCTAGTTTTAAGGTCTTTTTGAAACTCCAACTTAATTCTAGCAGAATCTACAGCAACTCCTATGCTCTGCCAATACTTTCTCTGTCCAACCCCAGGAGTCGGGGGAGTTGCTGTAGGGACACCAGTATCGGAAACCCAATACACTCTACCTGGCGTAAGCCCGCTATACAAGGCGATTTCACCCTGAAATTGAATTACGGCTCTGGTAGGAGTCAATTTAGCTAGCACCACGGCTACAGCCGGCATCTTTGAATAATCGGATACGTCCGCCCTACTGACGGTGTAGTCCGCTCCAACCATAGCTGCACTTATACACACTAGGTCTCCTACAGATTCAGCTACTGAACAAATGGCAGTGGCCAGAACGCTGTCGGTCCTCGGTCTAGAAATAATCACCTAGAACTCCATGATGGTACAATGAACTTACAAAGGAAGATTACCATGGATGAAACGTACATTAACGCCAATCAGATTCTCTATCGGTTTAGAACAGACAAAAACGCCAAGCTCCGGCATGGAGCTAAGCTTAGGGCCGAAATGGTAGCTTTGCTGCAGCAAGGTAAGGAACCCTCTGGCTACAGGGTAGACTGGATTGTCGAAACGGTCAACGAGCTAATAGCTTGGCTTGGGACCAGAGCTGTGGAATTTGGCCAGCGCTACCCACAGGATGCCGTTAGCGCCGACGACCTGTCGGATGTGTTGGCTACTGCCCAAAGCAGAATCAAGAGGGCTCGTTAGAAGGCTTGACTCACCGAGATGAGTATTTTATCCCGGATTCTACCTTCAAACTCCTTAAGGGCCCACTCCGCCGCTTCGTCCAAAAACTTCTTGGGTTCTAAGCCGGGATGTACCCAGCGTCCTTGGCCTTTCATTTTTGATGAGGCCACCCTGAAGGTCATGATGGACTTTTTCACGGATTCTTTGCCGGAAGAATCTTTCACTTTAGTCTGGTAGACTCGCACGCCCTGCAGGTGCGGTATGCCGGTGGGTCCCTGTTTGACTTTCCCTATCGGCCCATGACCAGAACCGGGGCCCGGGCCGGTCTTGATGGGGGCCTTCATGATGTCGAAACTGTGTAGCAATCCGGTTTTAGGCTTGCCATCGGGGCCATTCTCCAGTTTGCCATACGGAATCTGACGCTTAGCCATCTCTTTTTTGATGGTGTCCGTCAGGGAGGTTTGAGCTGGAGTCTGCTGGGTTTTTCCTTTTTTATGCTCAAAGGGAACGACGATATATCGGCTACCATCCTTGGCTGTCTTGGCTTTCGGCGACTTAAGGAGCCCGTCCAACATGTCGGTATTGGGCTTGATGCCCTCCTCGATAAACATCGCATCCTGCCCCAACTCTATTACCCACGTCTCAGAGTCGACTTGGCGAAAGCTAAGAGCATTGAGGTATTTTTCTCTGGTGCTGTGTAGTGAAGCCTGCACCTTCTCTACAATATGAGCGTGAGTCTGGGCGGTCAAATCTCTAGCTGCATCATCGAGAGCTTTACGTACAGTACTATCAAAATTACGCACCATCGCGAGGATAGGTCCGAAATCAAGATTAAAATGGATCACAGGCTCAGCCTCCCGGATTACGGCTTGAGGTAGGAGTGCCATCGGGGCTCATCACTATGCCGCTGCGAACCTGCCTCCACTTAGTCTTGCCCGTTTCTGGGTCTCTCAACTTGATTTCGCCGCCCTCGTGATTGGCGCTGGGTCCTGGGTCAACCTGAGAGCCTACGGGAAGGACCACTTGATGTCGTCCGGTTTTACCTGCCTCCAGGGCTGCCTTATCTACGCGATAGTAATCGGGATTTTCGGTAAGGTGGTCCTTGGCTACTTCCTTGGCTCTTTCTTCATCTAAGCCATGCTCCTCAATCTCCACCCTCATTCCTTCCGCTAGCTGTTCCGGGTCAAAAGAAGAGTCTTCTGTATCGTCACCTACGCCACCCGGCATCAGGTCTTTGCGCAACTTATTTGCCCAATGTCCCTTGTGGTCGTGACAGTAATCTCCAGTAACTTGACGTTGGCATCGTCTTTCTCCCAACTTCCACTTACACCTGCCCACCTTCCCCTCCGCCTTCTGAACCTCTCCAGCAGATTGACCCCGCTCTCCGCGTGCCATAGCAATCATGGCCTGGACGAGGCCCACCACAGATTGATAGAGTTCGGGGTTGGTCTGGGACATCTGCTCCAAATCTGCAGTATGCGCTCTAACATCTTGAAGGATTTTAACTACTTGGGCGCGAATATCATCGGCTAGACCGCTTGGCTTTCCGGCGGGCTCTTTCTGTTGTTGCTGGGCCATCTGGTGGAACAGCTGCTCGTAGTCCGCGACTTTGGGTTCGACGACTTCAGGCGGATTGGGGGCATTCTCTATCTGCGCCACTGGCTTCGGCGACAGGTTTTTGGGGGGCAGCCGCATGATTCATGGAGGCACCAGAAAAACCCGCGTTGGAGCCGCTATTCATAGCTGGAGGAATGTCCTTACGCAAACCGACCTCGTCGGGTTTCAGATATTCGTCCTGTAGCTTCTGGTCTTCCGTCTTTTCCTTCAGTTTAGAGAGAATCTCATCTACCTCTGCCGTATAAAGCTGTATGCGGTTTCCCCCCTGCACCTTAGCCGCTAGCAGACTCCTGTCCGCTTCCGACATCTTAGTGCCCACCCCCACACTGCAGGTACTGCCTACGGCCGTTTCGTACTGCTCCCTAACGCTAGGCACCTCACTTAGGTATTCTGCTTCAATTTCGATAGAGCCCTCGTCCCCACCCAAAGAGATGATAGAGCCGCCATGCGACTCGGCCCATGAACGCCAGATATCATTCCCACGCTCAATAGAGTGAGAGATTCTGCGGACTTCCTCCGGTGAATCGGCCAATCGGGCACGGCCAACCATCCTGCCTATATGGTCACCGTCAAAGGATACGAATAGTTTCATAGGTCAAAGATTGCGTCTTGACTTGTCGGTCTGGGCCGAGCTATAACAGGAAGCATGAAAGAGCTTTTCTCCCTTTTAGCTGTCGTCAATAATTTGAGTTTGGCCGATGTCTTGGAGGCCGTCTCTTGTGCCAACAGCCAAGGACCTTGGATTCCCGCCAATGGAGGCACTGAAGAGGTTTTTGTTTCTCGTTCCGGTAAGCGGCTCCTCTATTGCTGGCAACAGGCTACTGGCAAGCACGCCTACCTAGATGTCGATTCGGATTTAATTCTCAGTGAAGAAGAAGCCCGGCTACACCTTGCGACGTACTGAGAGCTAAAGATATGGCTAAAAAGCCCTACACTGGCCGTGAGATGGATAAGTTGCGTGCCCAAGTCAAAGACTTGAAGGCGCGCCTGCGCGAAGTGGCTGCGTTAACCGATTCCCTGCTATGCGACGAAGGTGGCTGGCGCGCGTGGCCAAAGCTGGACCGCGTGATTAACCTTCGCGTCAAGAATTGGAGGGCGAAGAAATGAGTGAGTATCTGCGGTGCGAAGCGTGCGGCGAGCGGTCTCTATCCCGCTTGTGTAACGAGTGCCAAACAATCCAAACCATGATAGATCGCCACGCCATCGAGGTCGCTAGACTCACCGCTCAAGTCAGGGACTTGAAGGCGCGGCTGTGCGAAGTGGCCGCGATAACCGCCGAATTGCGTAGTAGTGGCGCGTGGCCGGACTTGGACGCGGCGTTTGACCTTCACGTGAAGAACTGGAGCGTGAAGAACTGGAGGAGGAAGTGAAATTGGACGTCAAAATCAACCTAGATACTGGACATGTGACAATCGACGATAGAGAATACAGACCTGTCGGGTTTAGCAACGCGGACGAGAAAAGGCGCCTAGGAAGGTGGCTTTTTGACAAACTCAACAAAATCGCGGAAGAAACCTCGAAACAGCAAGCAAGTGTCGAGCGCCTCAAGCAGCTGGAGGAGATGCTGGCGGCTGTCATCAGGACTTTAGAGACTAGAATAGGCAATTTATGACACCAATTATTATCATCAGTGGCGGAGCGGGAAGCGGCAAAGATACGGTGGCGGAGATGCTCTGCAAAGGGCGCAATGGGGCACTTATAGCTCAAGCCGACCCCTTAAAGCAATTTGCACAACAAGTAGCGGGGTTTACCTCCGACCAGCTTTGGGGACCGTCGTCTAGCCGTAACGCTGAAGATCCACGCTTCGCTCCTGGCATTGAAGGAGAGGTGAATTGGGAGCTAATGGCTGAACAGGT